CTATATTACTGCAAATGAAGTGACTTCATCAAACTACACAGCTGGTGGAGCTGCCTTAGTAAATCAAGGTGTTAAAGTTTCATCTTCAGTAGCTATTACTGATTTTGCTGATCTTAGTTTTCAAAACGTAACTCTTACTGCAAGAGGTGCATTAATCTATAACACTCAAACAAACGGTGGTACAAACACTACTGATGCAGTTGCTGTGTTAGATTTTGGAAGTGATAAAACTGCAACAGCTGGAACATTTACAATTCAGTTTCCTGCATTTACTACTTCTGCTGCTATTTTAAGAATAGCTTAATAAAGGAATAAGATGATATGGCCACTGGATGGGGTAAGAAGACATGGGGTGCAGAAGCTTGGGGAGATCTAAGCGATACATCCGTTAACCTAAGTGGCCTATCATTAACATCAACTATTGGGAACGAAACCCACGTAATTGATCATCAAGTAACTCTCACTGGATTACAATTAACATCAACTCAAGGATCTGCTGTAGGGGGAACCTCTGCTTTAGTTTCAGTCACCGGTAGTCTAGAATCTATTGGTGTTGGAAGTGTTTCAACACCTATTGGACAAGAGGTTGGTGTATCTGGTTCACAGATACAATTTAATCAAGGAGCAGTAACCATTGATGACACAACACTAACTGGAGAAGGTTGGGGTAGAGATGCTTGGGGAAGTTTTGCTTGGGGCGATAATTATTCAATTCAAGTTACAGGTATTTCACTTACATCTTCAATTGGTGAAGAGACAGCATTTACAGATGTTACTGCATCTGTTACAGGACAACAACTAGCTGCTTCTTTCTCTCATCCATCTTTTTCGATTCAGATTGATCAAGATATATTTGTACTAGCTTCGGAAGATCAGCTTGATGCTTTAACCTCAGCCTCAACAGTATCTGCAGATGCGAATGTTAGTGTCACTGGTGTTCAAGCTACAATGTCTCAAGGAAATACTACAGGAGGTCTTAAAACTCCAGTAGATGTTACAGGTATCCAAGCTACAATGACTTTGGGTTCTATAACCCTAATTCAATCAACTAATGAATCGGTTACGGGACAACAGTTGACATTGACTCTTGGCCAACACGCAGATATACCAGGTCAAATTATAGGTGTAGGCGGGTTACAATTAGCGACCTCAATAGGCTCTGTGGTAGCTGAAGGTACTGCAAATATAGATGTTACAGGCATACAATTGGCAGCTTCAGTAGGAAGTCCTATTGTTACTGCATGGGCTGAAGTAAACCCAGGCGTTAATAATAATTGGACAGAGGTTGATAGAGCAGCTTAAATAAGGTATTATTAGATTATTTAGGAGATAAAATTTATGACATCTAGTTATTCTACAGATTTAAAACTCGAACTAATGGTGACTGGCGAAAACGCTGGTACATGGGGAGATAAAACAAACACAAACTTAAATGTAATTCAACAAGCTATCGCTGGTTTCGAACAAGTAACACTTTCAAGTGGTGGTACTTTAGCACTTGTAATGTCAGATGGTGCATTATCTAACGCAAGAAACATGGTAATTAAATTTGCATCAGCAACTATTGCTGCTAGTACAATTTGTACTATCCCAGATTCAATAGAAAAATTTTATATATTTGATGCAACAGGTTTAACTAATCCAACTAACCTTACAATTAAAACTGCATCAGGAACTGGATTTACTTTAGACCAAGCAAAAATTTACGCAGCATATTCTGATGGAACAAACTTAAATGAAATTTCATTAGACACTCTAGGTGGAACTATTGCTGCTGCAAATATTTCAGGTACAATTGCAACCGCACAAATTGCAGACGATGCTATAACTACTGCTAAAATTACTGATGCAAATGTAACTACTGCTAAAATCGCAGACTCAGCAGTAAGCACTGCAAAAATCGCAGACGATGCTGTGACTGCTGACAAATTAGCAAACACTGCAGTAACTGCAGGATCTTACTCGTCAGCGGCTATTACAGTTGATGCTCAAGGAAGACTTACTGCTGCTGCAGATGGAGCAGGTGGTGGTGCTAACATGATATTCAAACAAGTTAATGCAGGACCTTCTTCTGGAACTTATACAGCTAGTGCAAACGCAAACTTTGCTGGAATATATGCTTACGCAGGCGGAGGCGGAGGCGGAGGAGCTTATAATCCAGGTGCAGGGCCTGGAGGAGGAAACGGAGGAAACGGTGCTTTTGGATTTGTAAGCAAACCAATAACGCAACCTTTTTCACAACCTTTTAGTGTTGGAGCTGGAGGTTCAAGAGGAAATCCACAAAACCCAAGAGGAAATGCTGGTAGTGCTGGTGGTACAACTTCTTTAACTAATGTTTTTAGTTTCACTGCAGGAAATGGTGGACAAGGTGGAAGTTGGCATGGTCAACCTGTAGGAAACCCTGGTAACAATGGTGCTACTTCTGTAACAGCCCCCGCTACTTTGACTACTTTACCTTCAAGAATTTATGGATCATCTGGAGCAACTGGTACTTCTGTTGTATCATATGGCGAAGGAGGTCCGGGTGGTATTTCAATAAGCCCTAATCAAGCCACAGCAGGAACATCTGGAAAACAAGGGCTAATATTAATTTTAGAAAATACAGGACAATAATATGGCTAAAGCAATTTTTAATTTAAATAGTGAAAATGAAATGCATTCATTGTACCGAATAGCGAGAGATGAAGATTTTTTAAATGCAAATAAAAATTTTGATAGTTCTAGCTATACTATTTTTGACATAACAACGGAACAATTTGAAGGCATAAAAAACCAAGAATTAGAAGTTATAAGTCATGATGGTTCAACAATAACTTTTGAAAATATAGTTTCTACAGAACCTGCAGCACCTGCGGGAAATACTACTGAACCTAAATTTAAAACAGAAGCAGAATTAAAAGATTATATTAAAGAACAAATAGAACAACTAGAAAATTATACTAAATATAATTCTGGTAAACCTATTATATCTATTATAAATTCATATGTAAGTTGGATGAAAGCATTAGATACATCATCTTTAGCTCCCTTGAATATAAGTTTAGAAAAATATGCTACTCAACAAGGTCAAGAATCATTGAGTGTACTTGAACTTATTTAAGGTTTACTTTTTATAAAAAAAATATAGTTTGGTTTTATGTTTTCTAAAAATATAGAATTTATTGCACATGAAGATTACGTTAAATTTAAAGAAGATTATCCCACTCCAATAAAATTAAATATTCCAGATTGGTTTAAAAAATTAAACCATAATGTAGGAAGCCAAACCGTAAAAGGTTGTATGCCTTTTCTAGATACCTTAACAACTGGTTATCTTTTAAAGGTACCTCAAGATTATTCTTTTATACATAACTCTAAAAAAGAAGACGGAAGTGGGGATATTATTTGGCATCCTAACGAAGCAGATGATTCTTTACTATATAAAAAATCAATTAATTTAACTGGAAACACTCCAAATATGCACCCTCCGCATCAATTAGGAGAATCTCCATATGTAGAAAAAAATAAAAAACTTCCTTTTTTAAAAATATTAAATCCATGGATAATAAAAACACCTCCTGGTTACTCATGTTTATTTGTGCCACCCTTAAATAATACTGATGATAGGTTTTCTATAATTTCTGGAATAGTCGATACAGATAGTTTTAAAAATGAAATTAATTTTCCAATTGTGATTAATGGAGATAAATATCCATATTTAGAAACAACAATAAAAAAGGGAACACCTTATGTTCAAATAATACCTTTTAAAAGAGATTCTTGGAATATGAAAATAAAAAGTGCATCGACAGATGATATAATTAAAAACAAAATATTTTATAGTCTAGGAATATTACATAAGTATAAAAATAAATTTTGGAATAAAAAAAAATGGACTTAAAAAATTACATTAATGTTTATGATGATGTTTTTCCAGAAAAAGTTTTAAACAAACTTTTTAAAGTATGTAAAAATTTTACTTGGAAAGAAGGAGAAGTTGGACAGGGTGAAATTAACAAAAAAGTTAGAAAAGTAAATATTTGTGGTGTGCATCCTTCTAGTGAATCAATGACTGAAGTACATTGGTTTTATATAATTAAAGATATTGTTGCAAATACTGTGTCTAGATATACAGAAGAAAACAAAATTAAAACAATTTATACAAGTGGTATTGAATCAATTCAATTTTTAAAGTACCAATCATCGGATTATTATGTATGGCATTATGATCATGCACCACAAATGTCGAGAACTTTAAGTTGTATAATTTTTTTAAATGAAGATTATGAAGGGGGAGAACTTTGTTTTAGAAACCCTAATGGTACTAATGAATTTAAAATTCAAAAAAAGAAAAATAGAATTATAATTTGGCCATCTTGTTTTTTGTTTCCACACTCAGTAGCCCCTGTCAAAAACGGAGAAAGGTATAGTATTGCAGCATGGACAACATAAAACAATTTAAATATAAAAAAGTTAAAAATATTCTAACAGTAGAAGAAAAAAATATTTTAAATACTTACTGTCAAATAAAACATAGAATTAACGATAGTCAATTTGACATGGAACAATCAACAAATTGGGATACTTCTATTTACGGAGATCCTATTATGGAATCTTTACTATGTAACAAAAAATCTAAAATGGAGGAACTTACAGGACTTTCACTATTACCAACTTATTCTTTTTGGAGAATGTATACAAAATTTTCTGAACTGTCGGCACACAAAGATAGACCGTCATGTGAAATAAGTGTTACAGTAAATATTGGAAGTGATGGAACAGAGTGGCCTATTTTTATTGAAGACAAAGCAATAGACTTAAATCCTGGAGATGGAGTAATATATTTAGGTTGTGACCTCACTCATTGGAGAAATGAATTTCAAGGAGATTGGTGTGCTCAAACATTTCTTCATTATGTTGATGCAAATGGTTTATATGCAGATCATTTTGGAGATAAAAGAAAACTTTGGGGAACTAGAAAGGAGGTTTAGATGAAATTTATACAAAAAGAAGATGGATCATGTGATATTATTTTTGAAGATCATGAAGTAAAAATAATACAAGAAAAGAAAAAACTACATTTACCAGCTTTAACTTTAAAACATTTTGGTAATGTAATAGCTAAGATTGTAATGGATTGGAATTTTAATTTTAATGATGAAATTAAAAACTTGGAAACAAGGGAAGAAACTGAAATCAAGGGCGAATAATAGATTTCTTAATATTGTCATGGTATAATAAGCCATGCCTCTAACAAAAGTACAAATAGCACCAGGATTTAACAAACAGGTAACTGAAACAGGAGCTCAAGGTCAGTGGACTGATGGGGACTTTGTACGTTTTAGATACGGACTACCTGAAAAAATAGGAGGTTGGGAACAACTTGTTAATTCATCTTTAGTAGGTGCAGCAAGAGAACAGTTTATATGGGCTGATTTAGATGGTCGAAGATATGCAGCCATAGGCACAAACAAAGTTTTAATTATTTATTATGAAGGTGCTTTTTACGATATAACACCATTAGGTACAGCTATAACTGGTTGTACATTTGATACTGTAAATACTTCGGCTACCGTTACGGTAAATAAAGCAGCTCATACATTACAACCTGGAGACTTATTTACATTTACTTCAGTTACTCCTCCGTCTGGTGCTGGATACACTGCTGGAAATTTTGAAACAAATACTTTTCAAGTAGTCACTGTTCCAGATAGTGATTCTTTTACTATTACAATGGCAAGCGCAGCAGGAACCACGGTCAACGGAAGTGGGTCTGCAACTGTCAATCCGTACATTAGTGCAGGTGCTCTAGGTTTTACTTATGGTTTTGGTTGGGGAACAGGACTATGGGGTGGAGGTCAACAAGTATTTGGAACTTTAAACGGAGCTTTATTAGATGACACTGCAGGTACTGGGGGGTCTGGAACTTCTATTACACTTGCATCAACAACTGGGTTTCCAACTTCTGGAACAATAAAAGTTGGCGCAGAATTTATTTCTTACACTGGTGTATCTACAAATGATCTTACAGGAATTACTAGAGCAACTGCAGGTACAAGATCTGCACATGCATCTGGGTCTGGTGTTGAATACTACACTGGTTGGGGACAAGCTTCTTTAGCTTCGACTTTGACAATTGATCCTGCATCTTGGTCTTTAGATAATTTTGGAGAAAAATTAATTGCTACAATTAAAAATGGTAAAACATTTGAATGGAATCCCATTAACTCAAATCCTAATGCATTAACTACAAGAGCAACTGTTGTAAGTGGAGCACCAGAAAAATCAGTTATGTCTCTTGTATCAGATAGGGATAGGCATTTATTAATGTTAGGGACTGAAACTACAATTGGAAGTGGGGGCACGCAAGATAAAATGTTTATAAGGTTTTCTGATCAAGAAAATATTAGTGACTATGCACCAACTTCAGTAAACACGGCTGGTACATTTCGAATAGATGCAGGTACAAAAATAGTAGGGGCAGTTAAAGGAAAAGATTATACGTTAGTTTTAACCGATAATTCAGCTTATGTAATTCAATTTGTAGGACCACCTTTCACTTTTTCTATAAGACAAGTAGGTTCTAATTGTGGAGCTATTGGACAACACTCTATAAAATATGTAAATGGAGCTGTATATTGGATGGGGGAATCTGGTGGATTCTTTGTATACGATGGTACCGTTAAATCTTTACCATGCCAAGTTGAAGACTTTGTATTTACAAGTAAAGGAGATAACCTTGGGGTTAATTATCAAAACGGTGAATCAGTATACGTAGGACTTAATCATTTATATGAAGAACTTACTTGGTTTTATCCTAAAGCAGGTTCAGATTTTAATGATAGATGCGTTACTTTTAATTATCAAAGTGGAACATGGACAACAGGTTCTTTATCAAGAACTACTTGGACAGATGCCAATTTATACGATGTTCCTTATGCAACTGAATTTAATTCAACAACAACACCAACTTTCCCTTTAATTCAAGGTGTAACAAATTTAAATGGTGGGACTATTTATTATGCTCACGAAGTTGGAACAGATCAGGTAGATACTGCAGGAAACAAAACAGCTATTGCAGCTTTTATTGAATCAGGGGACTTTAGTTTAGCCGTTGAGGGTGAAGCACAAATGTTTATGAGTATGAGAAGGTTTATTCCAGATTTTAAACTTATACAGGGTGATGCCCAAGTAACTATTTTACTTAGAGACTTCCCTAGTGATACAGAAACATCTTCTCCTTTAGGACCATTCACGGTCACCGGATCAACACAAAAGGTAGACACAAGAGCGAGATCTAGGTTTGCTAGTGTTAAAATAGCAAATACTTCTACAGATCAAAATTGGAGATATGGAACTTTTAGAGTAGATGTTCAACCAGATGGAATGAGATAATGGCCAGAGTAGATATTGTTATACCCGAACCTACCCCTGCTTATACTCAAGAAAACCAAAGACAAGTAGCACAGTCTTTACGAACGATGCAAGATAAGTTAAACACTTCTTATCAACAAGAATTAAAAAATGAACAAGATACTTTTAATTGGTTTATATCATGACAATTAGATACAAAAGCGAAACATTTAATTTAACAACTACAGATGCTACTCCTGTTTTGACGTGCCCTGCAGATGCAACTATACTTGTAAAAAATTTACAAGCAGTTCACGATACTGCAAGCAATGTTGATACACATGCTTTATTAACAAAGTCTGGAGGTTCAGCTGTAAAAATAGGTTATAAAGAACTTAATAAAGCTCAAGCAAATATGATCGAAGAAACTTTAGCAATGGAAGCAAGTGATGTTTTATCAATGCAAGCAGGTTCAGCGAACGAAATAACAGGTGTTGTAAGTTACGCTCTTATAGACCGATCACAGGAAAATGGCTAGAAAATTTAAAGATTTTGTAGAAAGAGATCAACCTAGGAAAAGACCTAGAAGACATTGTAAGAGTCCTAATAAAAAAAAGAAGTTGCAACATAATAAAAAATATAATAGACAGGGACGTACGCAATGAGTGATTTACCTAAAATACCAGCAACTGCAAAAGAAATTATTAAAAATAAAAGAACAGGCAAAGTGTATGCTAGCAAAGTTGATTTTGATGCTGATGTTGCTGATCCCAATACTGATACTACTGTGGATGACTTTAGGCAAGACCTTGAAATAAAAGTTACAAGAATTGGTGAAATGGGAGCTTTAACTAAAAAGTAATTAAAATATTTTCTGTGAAAATACTTTCTATTAATATTTCTCATAATCCATCTATTTGTGTGTATGAAAATAAAAGAATTACACACTACTTTGACGAAACAAGATTTGTTTTAAAAAAAGGTTATACCCCAGATAAAAATTTAAAAGTATATCAATCTATTTTACAAAAAATAAACTTTCAACCAGATTTTGTTTGCTATGTATCTTATGGTAGAAATTTTTCTTATGAATGTGGTAATGATCAAGACATTATAAATTGTTTACAAAAACAATTAGATAATCCTCCTTATTATTTTAATGAAAAACAACATCATATTTATCACGCAATAAGTTCTTTTTATTTTTCAGATTTTGATGAGGCGGCAGCTATTATAGTTGACGGTGGAGGTGCTTGCGCTTCTTATATTCCTTATCAAGAAATAGAATCAATTTATTTAATTAATAAAAAAAATGTTGTGCCTTTCTATAAGCACAGCACTTGTATGAAAGCAGAAATATCTAAAGATATGTCTCCTTTTAGTTTTTTTAAATACGTTGATGGCTTTCGAAATAAATTTAGTAATGAAATAAGAGGTGGTGCATCTTTTACAAAAGCATGTGGTGAAATTGGTTATGCAGAGGATGGTGAAAATTCTGGTAAAGTTATGGGATTATCTTCATATGCTTATACTGATAAAAAGTATAATTTAGATTATGATAATGTAAATATTGCAAAAGAGGTACAAGAAAAAACTTATGTAGAAACTTGTGAATTAATAAATCAAGTAAAACATAGAAGTAAAAATATTGTATTATCTGGTGGTTATTTTTTAAATTGCTCTAATAATTTTAAATATGTTAAACAATACCCTGAATTAAATTTTTTTGTAGACCCTATACCACATGATGGTGGAACAGCTATTGGAGCTGCATTGTATTATGATAATTATAGAAACTAAAGAAAAAGCAGTAGACATACTACTGGAACAAAAACCATTAGTTATTTTTCAAAATGAAAGCGAATGGGGATCTAGAGCTTTAGGTAATCGTTCTATTTTATTTGATCCTAGAAATCCTGAAGCTAAAAACATTGTTAATAAATTTAAAAAAAGAGAATGGTGGAGACCACTTGCAGGGACAATATTGTTGGAACACGCACATGATTATTTTGATTTAGGTACATTAAAAGAAAGTCCACACATGTCGTTTGCAGTTTATGCTAAAGAGAAAGCAATTAAAGAAGTACCTTCTATAGTGCATGTAGATAATACTTGCAGGATACAAACCTTAAAAAAAATAGATAATAAAAATTATTATGATTTAATAGAAATGTTTTTTAAAAAAACAAATGTCCCTATGCTATTAAATACTTCTTTTAATTTAGCGGGCTACCCTATTGTAGAGAGTGAAGAATTTTTAGAGTGGACAGCTAACAATTCTGAATTTAAACATGTTTACAAACCATAAATTATGAAATATAAGACTTAAATGCAACCTAGAGGCGCTACAGAAATACAACATGAATTTTTAGAAAAATATGTTTCTAAAGATTTGTTAAGTAAATTTCAAATTTGTACATCAATACCAGGTAAAGTTCCACTAGATCCAAATAAAATAAATATACTTTGGCAAAAAAATTCTTGGGATCAACCTAACTTACAAAGTTTTTTTAGAAACAAAGATAGACATCGTGAATATGATTGGTATGTTTTTAATTCACATTGGACTTTTGAAAAGTTTAGGTATTTTTTCCAAATACCAGAGGACAGATCAATAGTTATTAAAAATGGAGCAAGTCATTTTCCAAAAAGAAAAATATATAAAAAAGGAGATTCAATAAGAATCTTACATCATTGTACTCCTTGGAGAGGTTTAAATGTTTTGTTGCTAGCAATGCAATTAATAAAAAACCCAAATGTTACTTTAGATGTGTATAGTTCAAATGAAATATATGGAAGTGAATTTGCTGAAAAAGCAAACCAAGATACAAAAGCATTATTTGAACAAGCAAGTAAATTACCTAACGTGAACTATATTGGGTACAAGCCTCATGAATATATTTTAGAGCATATGTCTGATTATAATCTTTTTGTGTATCCATCCATTTTTGAAGAAACATTTTGTGCATCAGCATTAGAAGCTTTAGCTGCAGGAGTTCATGTAATAACAACAAACTTTGGAGCACTACCAGAAACTTGTGCAGAGTGGCCGGTATATGTATCTTACACTAAAAATTTAGAACTTTTAGCTAGTAGTATTGCAGGGGCAATTGATGTCTGTGCAGATTATCTTCACACAGATACAATACAAAACCATTTAGATGAACAACAAAAATACTATAAAAAATTTTATAGCTGGGAAAAAAAGGGTATTGAATGGACAAACTTTTTGAAAGGAGCCTTACGTGTCAAACAATAAATATATAAATGAAGATACATATCAAACCTTACAAGAGGTAAGTATAGAAACACAATCAGATTATGAAAAAGCCATAGAGCCTTTATGGAAGGAACAACAAGACGAATTTAAAAATTTTGAAGTTTTTGTTGCAACACCTGTACACAGTGATGTTTCAATTCACTTTACACAAGCCTTAATAGAATTTCAAAAAGATTGTTTTTATAAAAAATTAAAAGTATCTTTTCATCTAGTCAAATCATCCTTAGTTACACAAGGTAGAAATTTATCAGTTGCAGGCTTTCTTGAGTCTAAAGCCACTCATTTATTATTTATTGATTCAGATATATATTTTCAAGGTAAGTCTATATTTACTATGCTTAAAGCAGATAAACATATTATATCTGTACCTTACCCATTAAAAACTTTGATGTGGGATAAAGCCTTTAAGAAAATGCAAGAGGGAAGAATTAAAACACCAGATGATATAAGGAAGGCTTTACATACTTATCCTATGAAAGTTCCTAACCCTAATGATATTAAATTAGATAAAGGTATAATGGAGGTAACAGATTCTCCTACTGGATGTATGTTAATAAAAAGAGAAGTCATTGAAAAAATGATAGAAAAATATCCAGACAAAGAAATTGTTCAAAAAACAGTCATTAATGGTGAGTATGTTAATAAACCTAATATGTGGAATTTTTTTGACACATTACATGATCCCAAAGAAAAAACATATAACGGGGAAGATTTTGCTTTCTGTAAACTTTGGAGAGATCTTGGTGGTAAATGTTATGCCTATGTTAATGATGCTATTGTTCATGTTGGAGAACATCAATATCAAGGCAAGTTCTACGATGAGTTGATATCAGCTAAGTAAAATGGTATTATATGCTATTATTAGGAAAATAGACTATGGATCCATTTACATTAGCGTTAGCCACATTTGGCGTACAAAAACTTAGAGGAAAATCTACAAAACGAGCATTAAGAGATGCTGCCTTAATTGGTGGTGGTTCTTATGCATTAGGAGCATCAGGCATTGGTCCTGCATCATTTCAAAATGCTCCATTATCTAGTATTGGATTAGGAGGAGCACAGCCAGCAACACCTATGCCTAAAGGAAATTTAGGTACAAGTTTTTTAAATAAAGCAAACATGCCTGAAGGTACAGTTATAGGTGTAGATAAAAAAGGTAGAGATATTATATCAAGAGGTGGAGAGTTATCTGGATTAAATGTAGTGGAGGCAACAGAAAACAAAGGTATAGCTGCTAACTTACTAAAAAAAGCAAAAGATAATCCTTTTCAAACTGCAATATTAGCTTCAAGTGTTTTACCTTTATTAGAAGAAGAGGAAGTTATAGATCCACCGTTTACTGAAGAAGATTATACAAAAGCATATGCAGAGCAATCTGATAAATTACAAGGTGCCTTTTCACCAGTGTCAAATGCTATGCCAACTAGAGCTGAAACTTATGGATCAAATATGTTTTATGCAAATGAAGGTGGTCTAGCAAGTGCAGTAAAAAAATTTAATAAAGGTGGAGTAAATTATTTACCGTCTAAAACAGATCATGATGAAAACGATTACAACAATTATGTAAGAGCCGAAGGTTATGTTGAAGATGGTGCAGGTAACGGTGACAAGGATGAAGATACAATGCTTGCACAATTGGCTGATGGAGAATTTGTATCACGTGCTGATGCCGTATTAGGTGCAGGTATTTTATCAGGTGGAGATCCTAAAAGTTATAAGAGTATGAGAAAAGCAGGAGCTAATTTCTTTTATGATCAACAAAAAAAATTAAAACGAATTTATGATTTAGTCGATGCAAACACAAAAGATAATTAAAAACGAAATTGAAGTATTACCAATCATTCCTTCTAAGGTAGAGGATATTTGGGATTTAGTTCATTTTATGATTAAGGAAGCTTTGGTTTACAGTGGTGGTTATGCAGAGCCTAACGATATTAAAAAATTACTTCTTTCTGGAGAGAATCAATTGTTTTTAGTATTTGGTTCAGAAGGAGAAGAGTCAAATAAGGTTTACGGTGTTGTTACAACTAGAATATTTAACAACCCTAACTTTAAAGAATTACAAGGTTTAATTTGTACAGGTAAGAAAATGAATTTATGGGAAGAAAAATTAATTAATACTTTAGAAACTTTTGCTAAAGTAAATGGTTGTAAAAAAATTAAAGCTTATATGAGACCAGGTTATAAAAAAGTTATGCCTAAATATGGTTATAAGTCTAGACATGTTGAATTTGAAAAGGAGTTAAACTAATGAGTATTTTTGGCGGTGGCGGTGGTGGAGGAGGTACAACCTCTACAGGGACACAAACAAGTATTGCAAGAGAAGCACCAGGAGTAGAGGCTAGAAAACTAGCCTTATATGATGAAGCAGCAAACTTAGCTAAGTCACCTGTATCATTACCAGGTATTCAAGTTGCACCTTTAACTCCTTTAGAGCAAGCAGGTATTACACAAGCAGGTCAAACAGGAGTAGGTGCTGGTTCAGTTACAGGAGGTATTGGTGCATTTACAGGAGCACAACAAACTGCTGCTGCAGGACCAAATATAAATCAATTTTTAAATCCATATCAATCTTATGTTACTGATGAAATTTCTAGACAAGCAGGAATGGCACAAAACCAAGCCGCGGCACAAGCAGTAAATGCAGGTGCTTTTGGTGGTGGTAGACAAGGTATTCAATCTGCAGAAATAGAAAGAGCAAGACTAGCAAGTATAGGTCAAGCACAAGCAGCAGGGTTTCAAACTGCTTTAGGTGCAGCTCAACAACAACAAGGTTTACAAACTTCAACTCAATTGGCTGCAGGTCAAGGTTTAGGTCAGTTAGGTGCACAACAACAAGCGATGTCATTAGCAGATATTAATGCACAGATGCAAGCAGGTGCACTACAAAGAGGTATTGGTCAATCAGCATTAGATGCTCAAAGAGCTACTGCTTTACAAAGAGCATATGAGCCATACCAAAGAGTTGAGTTCTTAAAAGGTATCATGACTAATTTACCTACTACACAGAGTACACTTACAGCAACCACGGCTCCCGGAGCTAATCCTTTAGGACAAGCAGTGGGAACTGGTTTAGCAGGATATTCTGCTTATAACATGATGCAACCGAGGTAAGTATGGATAAAGTATTAACAAGAAAAATGTTTAAAGATAGATACTTCAAGTCATTGAAACCAACTATAAAACATTTTCAAACTGGAGGTATATCTGCATTAACTCCTAAAGAAAAAGCTATCTATGCCGCAACTTTGGCTGCACCATTACTTCAAGCAAAAGGTAAAGGACTTTCTCCTGCACTATCAGCATTAGGAGAAGGTGTTGCTAAATTACCTGCAACTATTCTATCTGTAGAAAAAGCAAAGGGTTCTGGTAAAGGGCTTAGAACTTTAACTGAATCAGAATTAAAAAACTATAAACTACCAACTGGCACTGTGGCTCAAATAGACGGTGATGGTAAAATTACAGTTGTATCTAAGCCTTCTGCAGAACAGATGAAGGAACTGAGAGGTTACAAAAGAACTAGAGGTTTATTATCTGACATAGCGACTGATTATATAAAATTAGACAAACCAGTTGGTCCTGGGGATTTAAGTAGAATTAGAGGTTTAATTGGTAAATATTCTGGATCAGATTATGGAAAAAAATATGCAGGTTTTAAAACTAAAATAGATCAAGCAACAATTTTCTTAACACAAGCTATTTCTGGTGCTCAAGTATCTGACCAAGAAAGAGAAAGAATTAAAGAATTAATTCCTCAAGTAGGAGATACTGAAAGAGTATTTGAAGCTAAATTAGAATCACTTGAAAAATATTTAGGTGCAGCTCAAGATATATCTGAAAACACTGGAGGAGATATAACTACAGCAATTGAAATTTTAGAAAAGTCTGGTGGTGTTGGTCAGTTTGTAGATTTCAGTACTCCAATAGGTTACGAAAAAACTAAATCAGGTGCAATTAAAATAGTTACGGGGTAATGTATGACAGAAATAGTACAAGGTGGACAGACTTTTGAAATTAAGGGAGATCAACCTACAGCTCAAGAACAAGTAGCTATTGATTCATTTTTAAAAGCAAGAAATCTTGATGATGAAAAAACAGGAATTGAAGACATAGATGAAGGTAGAGTATTTATAACACCTGAAGAAGTTTTAAGTGAAGGAGAAAGAGGCAAGTACAATAAAGATACTGAATCATTTTTATCATCTCCATCATTTAAAAGAATTGTAACAGAGGTAGGTTTATCTATAGCTGGTGGTATAGCTGGTTTCGCTGCAGCTCCTTTTACAGGAGGAAGTTCATTAATTGGAACTGCTGCTATGGCAGCAAGGATAGCGAGAATAGCAAGACCTCTTTTAAATGTTTCTGCAAGACAAGTAGCTAAGATGGGTTCAGGTGTAGTGGCTGCTTCAGTCGGGGGTGGTTCTGGTGCTGCTATTGCCCAAACTTTTGATCCTAAAGAAGATATTGTAAAAGAAGTTGCTAGAGGTGCATTCCAAGGGGGATTTGGTGAAGTACTTGGTTTTGGTATGGCAGGTGCATTAGGTAAAGTTTATAACAAAGTTGCAGGACAAAAAATTCAAATGATTAAAGGCGGTAGAATGGCTGCCCAAAATATAGCAAGACAAAAAGCTTATTATAAATTGTTAGATCAAGCTAGAAAAGGTGCTCCAGTATCAGATGATTTAATTGCAAAAACTCAAGCTGAGTTAGGTAAAAAATTATCAGACGAACAATTAAAAGTTTTAAAAGATCCTAAACTTGCAAAAGAAAGAGCAGATTATTTAATGACTGAAAGAGGAGATGACTTTTTTAAAAGAGTTGATGACGGTACTTTAACACCTGCACTAATAACAGAGAATAGTATGGTTGATACTTTAGAAAACATACTTGGAGCTTCATTTTTTGGAGGTGGTAGAATGCTAACTGCTGCACAAGGTGCAAGATTAGGTTTACTAGGTGGTATGGATGAATTTGTAGAAACAGTTATAAAAGGAACCGACAAGGGTGTAATAAATCCAAATGCTTTAGAGACTTTAATTTCAAAGAGTGTTGAAAAAAGTCAACTTATTTATAATAGAACATTAGATCAAGGATATAAATCAATAGCACCATTAATTTCAGAAGCAACAGAACAAACAGTAAATGGAAGAGTTATACCTAAGATGGGTTATGGAATAGATTTATCTTGGGATGGTGTTAGAAAAAATTATGTATTTAATACTACAACTAGAGAATCTGAACCTTCAATGAGTTTAGCTGGTATTCTTAAATCAGAAAGAGCAAAGTTAGAAAAGATTAGACAAAAGGGAGCTACTAAAGAAGCTATAGATTTAGTTGATGAATTTCAAGGATTAGCAAAA